AGACGCGCCTACTGTGATTGAACCACTCGAAACGCTGGTCAATCGCCCGTCTGCGCCAACAGTGATTGACAATGCTTGATTCAGACTGCCGTAATTGCCAGCAGTCACGGCGGTCGCTGGAATGCGAGCCGCCGGTAGCGTTCCAGTGGATAGATCAGAGGCCGATCCGCTGGTTGCTACGCTTGCAAGGCCCGTGATGGTTGATGCGGCCTGCGTTCCGGTGTGATTCGCCCGTTGGATCGCATACGCCTGCACGGCGGCATCCGCTGCGGCCTGTGCTGTGCTTACGGGCTTTGAGGCGTCTGCCGTGTTATCAACGCTTCCGAGGCCAACCATCGCCTTCGTAATGCCAGATACCGTGCCGGTGAACGTCGGGCTGACGATCGGTGCTTTGGCGTCCAACGCAGTGGCTTGCGCCGCACCGAGGTAGTTCACGATGTCAACTAGGCCCATGCCCTGAGCACCGATGGGAACCAAAAAGTCCGCGAGCGACCCGGAAAGCGTTGCAGACGTTTGACCGGAATAAACCAAGACTTGTTCGCCGGAAACGTAGCTGGCAGCCGTGAGCGCGCCGCCGGTCGTGGTGACCACTATTTTCCCGGTTGCCGTGCCGATCTTCCCGTCGTTCGTGAGCGATCCGTGCGTGTGCGAGGACGGCGTGAACGTGGACGGCTTGTCGGTGATGCCTGCCCACGTTGTCGTGCCGGCCGAACCCGTCGCGCCGGTGGCTCCGGCCTGCCCCTGCGCACCCGTGGCCCCCGCGGGGATCGTGAAATTGAGAACCGCCGCCGATGATGACCCTGCGTTGACCACGCTTGCCGACGTGCCGGCGGCACCCGTGGTCACCGATCCGACTGTCACAGTGGCCGCCGCCCCCGCCGTACCCTGCGGCCCAAAGCCGGCACTGACGGAGGCCGTGATCTTGTCGTCCTTGACGGTCGCCGAAATCTGCGAGTTGGTGACGTTTGCTGAGATTGCCATCACGTCACCTCGGCGAAGTCTTCGTACACCGTTCGCACGGCATCGCCGGGGGCTGTCCATTGCAGGACGAATCCATACGTTCCTGCGGCAAGGGCGGCCGTCTGGTCTTTCGTCAGAGAGATGCTCACGATCCCGTTCGCGGCGTCGGCGAGGCTCGTCGTGATCGCTTGCACGGCGTTCCCGGTCACCAGGCTCACAAGGCTCGAGGTGACGGTGTACCCGGAGAGCGACACGTCAAAGTCGATCTGCGTCGAAACGCGGTCGCCCGAGCGAAACGCGAGGCCCAGGCGTCCAGGCCGCTGATCGTAAGTAGGCATCGCCGGCTCCTAGTTCTTTGTTTCGGCGTGCTCTTTGACTCTGACGGGCAGTGCTTCCTCGAGCCGACGCTGGCCGGCGGCGATTTCTTGCAGCGTCTCAGCCTGCCGATCCTGCGTTTTGCCGATCTCGTGCAGCGTCTCGGACGTTGACTCCAAAAACTCAACGTGGCTCTTCACCACCGGCTCTAAGACCGAGTGATGGATCGCCATCGCCACTTCGCGGCCGAAATACAACAGCACGGCCAAGATGACGCACGGCACGCCCAGCTTGTCTGCGGCGCGCAGAAGCGTGTCAACCAAGCCTTGTTTTAGGTCATCGGCCGTCATCAAGCAGCACCATCCGTGGTACTTACATTCTAACGGCGCCACATTCGCCGATGGCGGCATCTACGGCGGCCTCAAGGTCTTTGATCGTTCCGTGGTTGGTCACATGAACATCGATGTCTTCGTCGGGAATGCCGGCCTCGCTGGCGTGCCGCATGGCGACCCCAGCGACACACCCCGAGTGCCGCACCACTTTCCAGATCACGCCGCCCGCGGCCCGCAAGGCGGCGACCTCGTTGGGAAAGCGGACGTCGGTGACGGCGACCCCGAAATCGAATGACTTCAGCTTGTCCAACCGGCGAAGCAGAAGATCGACCCAGATGTTTTCGCCGATCGTGTTCCGCCCCCACTCTGTCCCGAGGGTCTGAAGCAGATACCTGGGCGACTTGCCGATGTGCTCAAGGATTTTCTCTTTCGTGTCGCGGTCTTGAAGCTGATCTGCCGTTAGGCCCGTGATCAAAGTAACGGCGGCGTAGATGGGGTCCGCGAACGCCAGCGACACGAAGTTGTGCCGGCGCCGCAGGAGGTCGGCCACGGTGCTCTTTCCGGCCCCGGCGGGGCCGCACAAGCCAATCAGCATGGTCGATCGCTCCTGATGAATCGCGAGTCGCGCTCCTCCATCACCGCCAGCCGGTATTCAAGCCGCTCGATCTGCTCAAGCGCCCGGCCGAGGGCCGCGGCGAGCGTCCCGTTCGCCGCCGTCCATGAGTTCGGCGGGCCGTATTTGTTCACCAGCGTCCAGGCGGCTTGTATTTCGTCTTGTGTCATTTGAGGAAGATCGGCAGCACCTTGGTTACCCGCCCGTGCTCGTGGTCGATGATGACGAGGCTCTGCGACGGCGGCTGGTACTCAGCCTTGATTCGGTCGGCAAAGGCGTTGTGGCCGATCAGGCACCCGTTGGCGACGAATCGGTAGGGGAGCCAACTGAAGCAGTGCCAATGCCCGAATATGTCCAGGTCTGCCCTTTGGGCTTGGTTCCAGTTGGCGATGGCTTTGTTGGCTGGGATCGTCAAACCGCCGACGCCGCCTCCAAAACGAATTGCGTGACCGTGATGCGCCCGCACGATAAACCCGTCTAGGTTGACGTTGTTCAGGTAGCCGGCGCCCACCTGCCACTCAACGTGCGGACGACGCTCTTGGGCGGCCATCGTCAAATACAGATGCTGCTCAAAGCTGTGTTCGTTCTCCGTCGCCATCCGGGGCTTGAGCGTTGATCGGCCGTGATTGCCGCTGGCCGTCGCCACGAGGACGGGGGCGATTTCGTGCATGGCGTCGATGACGCCCCCCAGCCGCTCGCCGGCCCAGCGGGTCGCCGCCAACGGAGCAAGCTGCGTGATCTCGACGAGGTCGTCGTGGATGTGGCCCGTCAAGAAGTCCCCCAAAGCGGCGACAACGATCCGCCGGATGCCAGTAAGCGACTTCTCGTGTTCAATCAGCATCGCCGCCTTCTGCACAAGTTGTTTGATGCGGCGGTCGGCGATCTCGAGCGTGAACTCGTTCAGGTTCCGGCAGGTGGCGGGATCGACGCGCTCCTCAACGTGCCAGTCCGACAGCACAAGAATCGCCGTCGCCTCCGGCCTCTTCCCTTTCGGCCGCGTTCGGTCAATCTTCTTTGACGGGATGCCCGCGAGCGACGTCAGGTTCCTGACCGCCTGCTGCTCCGCATCAAGGTGCTTGAGGGCGGCGTCGTACTTTCGGCGAAGCGAAGAAAGTTCGCCCCGAAGCCGCGAAGCCTCTGCGTCACGCTGAATATCTACTTGTCGCTCGACCGCAGCCAACGCATGATTGTTGTTTCGCTTTTTGGTGCGGGCCATGATTCCTCCTTGCAGCGGGCGACGATTCCGCGAAACACGTCGATGATCTGCACTCCTTGCAGGCGACCGGTGTTCCACTCTTTCTTGATCTCATCCATCTCCGCGACGGCGTTCGGCGGCAGAAATTTTGTCCAGCTTCTGTTTGGCCGCGTGTGCTTCGCCGCCTCCGCGGCGGCCAGGACGCTCGCCATTGCCGATTTCTTCGACATTGAGACTCACTCCTTTTCGCGGTACTCCAGCGCCCAAAGAACGCGGGCGATGTCTCGAGCACTGTCGGTGATGTGCTCCTCGCTGACGGTGGGGAAGCAGACGTGCAGCAGCTCGTGAATGATCGTTTCCATGCGGGGGCGGTTCTTCAGCCGCTCGTCCACCAGAATTTTCCGCTTCATGTGGGGGTTCTTGGCGTCGGGCAGATACGCCCAGCCGGCCGCCTGGCCCTTCAGGCGGCAGAAGCGGACGAGCCAGCGGGCGCCAGCGACGAGGAAGTGATGGTCTTCCGGCATGAGTCATATTGTGGGTTGGTAGCCTATTTGGTCAATGCTGAATTCTTGCGGGCGTTGTGGATTGCCCGCTTTATCAAGATTCGCGCCGCAGCGTCAAGGAAGGGCAGGCCGCGATCCACGCGGGGTTTGCAAGATACCACGCGACCGTCTGCTGGATGCCCTCCGCGAACGAGAGCGACGGCCGCCAGCCGAGTTCACGCTCAAGTTTACTGAAGTCGATCGCGTAGCGGCGGTCGTGGCCCAGTCGATCCGCGACAAACGTGATGAGCGAAGTGGACGGAGAGCGTGCAGGGGCCGGGCGCAAGGCGTCAACGGCCTCGCAGATAGCATTCACGACCTCAAGATTCTTCTTTTCGCTGTCGCCGCCGACGTTGTAGACCTCGCCGACGCGGCCTCGGGCGAGCACGGCCCGGATCGCTCGGCAGTGGTCGCCTACGAACAACCAGTCGCGGGACTGCTCGCCGTCGCCGTAGACTGGCAGCGGCTTGCCCCCAAGGCAGTTGAGGATCATCAGCGGGATCAGCTTTTCGGGAAACTGATACGGCCCATAGTTGTTGGAACAGTTCGTCGTCAGCGTCGGCAGGCCGTAGGTGTGGTGGTAGGCCCGCACGAAGTGGTCGCTTGACGCCTTGGATGCGGAGTAGGGCGAATTCGGCGCGTAGGGCGTCGTCTCGGTGAACTTCCCCGTCGGCCCCAGCGAGCCGTAGACCTCGTCGGTCGAAACGTGCAGGAACCGGAAGTCTTTCTGCTCGGCCTCGGGCAGGCCCTTCCAATACTGCCGCACCTCCTCGAGCAGTCGGAACGTGCCCAAGACATTCGTCTCGACGAACGC